ACCCGGAAAGATATTACCTTTAGGACCAAAGCCTGTATTAGGACCTGCACTAATAGGTTTAGATTTAGGAGCAACTCGTTTAGGACCTGCATTGCCCGGCTGATACTTAGGAGTAACTTTTTTAGGAGTAGGACGGCTTCCCGGACCACCTTCACGAGACTTAGGTGTATATGGTTTAGCTGCTGCACCTTTATTATTTTTAAGAAGTTTATCAGCTGTTACACCCGCAGCAATAACACCAGCACCTATACCAAGATTACGCAGAGTATTATTTTTTGTTTTAGGTGGAGGTGTCTTTGTACCTGATTTATTAGTAATACGTTTAGGTGTAGTACGTGTAGCAGGTTTCATAGTACGTCCTACTTTAGTACCGCCACCTGTTACTGCACGTGAACTACTACCAATAGGAACTAAAGAAGTTCCGGGTTTCTTAGCTACAGTAGTAGGCTGAGTTGTAGTTACTGCAGTGTTAGGTGTTTTTTTACGTCCCTGTGTACGGCTAACTTTTGGTTTAGCTTTTACATCTACACGTTGTGCTTTAATAGGTGGTGTAGTTTTTTTAACAGTTGCACGACCCTTACCTGCAGTAGGAACACCCTCACCAATCTTACGACCCGGTTTACGTGAACCTGCACCTGCAATAGGCTCAAATTTACGCGCACCCCTTAAAGCACGTTTACCTGCTCTAGTGGAAGGTGTCTTTGCTTTAACACCTCTTTTAGAAATTTGTTTTAAAATTTCAGTTAAGCCTTTAAAACCTAATTCTGATATTTTTTTTATAGCCATTGGATTAGCCTTTCTTTGTCATAGCTTTGCCATAACCACGTAGTGCTGCACCGCAACCTACACGCTTACCTGCTTTACGACTTACAGTGCCACCTGCTTTACGGCGAACACCTGTCTTAGGGTCACGCTTAGTAAGGCCAAGCAAATCTGCAATCTCTGATTTAGATAGGCCAAGTTCCTTTACCATTTTATCAAAATCTGTTTTACCGCCCTTTACGGTTTTACCAGATGCCATTTTCTTTTTGTACATTGTACTTTTTCCTTTCGCACTCTTAGGACTCCCGCCCTTTTTCATTGTTAATTTAATTCCAAGTTCAGCTAAATCTACCATGTCCATTAAGTTAGCAGGACTAAGTCCATAACCAATACCTACTTTTTTAAGTGTATCTTTTATTTTCTTTGTATCATATGTTTTAGTTTTATATGTCTTACCAGCCATTACTTCATAGCCTTTCCATATCCACGGAGGGCTGCACCACATCCACGTACACGTCCACCCTTTTTAAATGTTTTACCTGCAGTAGGTTTAGAAGTACCCGGACGTTTTTTCTGCGCTTCTTTAAGTTTGCTTAGAGAAGAAGGATAGCCCTGACGTGAAAGCTTACGTACAGTAGAAGCAATGTTCTGTTGCTTTGGTAATTTAGGAATGCCCTCTCCTTGACCAAGAACTTCAGAGATTTGTTTGCTAGTCAACTTAGGTGTAATGTTCTTTTGAATAAAGTCCATTCTTTCACCCTGAGACATTTCTTTAAATGCTTCACGCATTTCTTTACGTGACGCAAACTCTGTTCCTGCATCCTTAGAAACTAAAGCAGCATCTGAACCTTCGTACATATACTTCTTAGGGTTTTTAACTATTGTATCAATATCACCTTTTTGTACAAGTTTCATACCTTCTTTAGTAAGAGTTTGTTTACGGCTACCTGTTGCAGTACCACCCTTACCTGTTGCACGTGCTTCACGAATAATACGAGCCATCAATGAACGGCGTTCTTTCTTCTCATCTGAAGAAAGTCCTGAAGTATCCTGCTTACCTTTTTCACGTTTTAGTTTTTGACCAAAAGTAAGTTTAGAATTTGCTGCTTCATTTTTAATAAGTTTTTGACCACGATGCTGTGGGCCACGAGTACCTGAAAGCTTTGCACGACTTTCCTGTGCCTTTAAATTTTTAGCTGCACGTTGCACTGCAGACTTACGTCCACGTTTACGTCCTTTTGTAGTTTTCTTAGCTGTAGGCTTAACTGCTGCTTTTATAATTTCTTTAACAATTTTAGCACTCATGATTAATTTGCTCCCGGAATAACTGGATTATCTGCACCCGCCGGAGATGCAGGTGTTTCCATATCATCCCTTCTTGTGCGTCTTGCTTGGTTACGAAGACCTTCTAAGGCTTGTTGATAACGCTGTTCAAACAAAGATACAGCAGTAAAGTTTTTCATAAATACCATTGATTCTACCATACTAGCATTAAACAAAGCATCATAACAGTAATCAGAAAAATAATTATTAGGTGTCGCAGTTGTAAGAGCAACTGGTTTAGTTACGTGTACAATTTCTGCGTCATATGTTGTATTAGTTGTAGGGGCAATCATAATAGTTGAATTATCTCTACGTGCATAATAAATAGGAATATCTGCAGTACTTGTTTCAATAGGCCAGAAATCATTAATAAACTCATCTGTTCTTTGAAGCATAGGGGTTTTACCAGACGCACCTAAAGTTACTGTAAAGTTTTTAACAATACGAGTTCCTACAGGAAGAGTAATAATATTATTGTTTAAAGAAACTGCAACAGAAGTATACGTCACAAGACCATAATCATCTAGGTCACGTGTCATACGTTCTTCTGCTCTATTCACTATTTTAGGAATATAGTTTGTAAACTCAGTACCATCATTTTCTGTTGCGCCAATTAAGTCATCAACTAAATAAGTGTAATTAGCCATAGTATACTGCTACTGTTGCTGCTGATGCAGGAGCAGAAACTTTAACTGGTCCTACCACTCTAATACCAAAATCAGGAATATAAATATCTGATGCATCTACAGCCGTAGTTCCTACAAATTTAATATTACCTCCACTGATATTTCCATAAATATCTGTTTCGTTTCCTGTAATTAAAAATGTACCTATGCCTGAGTATGAAACTCCTTTAATTCTTGTATTAGCAACTGTAACATTTGTTGTTGTGTCAAGGATAGCACCGCTTCCTGTGACAAAACCTTGTCTTATATTAGTAGCCATGTTAACTCCATATATTGTTAATTAGTTAGTTATAAGTTTTGACTAACTATATTATACACAAAAAAAGAGGAATACAAAAGCGTATCCCTCTTCTTTTTTTATTTTTATTACTGTGGATTAAACTTAACCGTTTGCACCATAGTAGCTACGCCAGTCTGAGAAACCAAAGCTATAACGCTCACGAGCCTTAAAGCGGAGGTTTCCTGTATCAAAGTCAGGTTCCATCTTAGTCTGTAGTGGTGCGCGAACAAACATCTTTGCACCGTTAGGACAATCAGTTTTCAGGAACCAAGCATCTGTATCTGTAAAGCGGCGGTTCACGTAGAAGCCACCCGGTACAAGACCTTGATTACGGATTGAGTTAACATCATTGACATTAGTCGCACCGTTAGCTGCAGTTGTTGGATTCACACCAATTGTTGTTGACATTGTACTATTCAAAATCTGGTCAGCGGTAAATGCCAAATCTGAAGGTACGTGCAAAGATTTAACTTGCAAACCAATCAGAATACCCCGGTCATCTTTAGCTTTAGAAATTGAAATCAGTGCAGCTTCCAAAGCAGCTTCTGATAAATCAGATGCTCCAAGGTTGTTTGACTGAGTACCACCAGATACAGTTGGATGTGATGCTGAGAACAAAGGCTGTCCATCACCACCTGCAAAGGCGGTATTGAAACCATTGTTATAGACATCAGCAGCTTTTACCTGCTTGGTGTTTGCCATTGCACGAGCAAGACCACGTGCGCGAAGCTTTGCGAAGGTATCATAAAGATTATCTTCCATAGCCTCTTCAGTGACTGCAAATGCAAGTGCAATTGTTTCGTGTGTGTACCGTGCTGTGTAGCTTTCTTGTGCATCGTCATACGATACAGCAGCACCTTCACCTTTAGTAGGTGCAGTGCCAAAGCCAGAGAACAGTACTTCTTCTTCAAACGCACGGTCTGAATTTTCTGTTTCAAACAAAGGTGCGTGTTCGTCAGCAACTTCTCCATACTCCATACCAAATACGGCATTGAGGCCAGGGAGGAGTTGCTTCGCAATACTTCCGCGATTAATAGCCATTTAAATTTCTCCCTAAATTAGCCCAGCAAGTATGCTGTAATGGTTGCAGGAGCAGTAACTACTGCTGTGAGAAAGTTATCTGTATGCTGGATGATACGTACATTCATATTAAGAAATGCATTTTCAGCAGCTACATTAACATTGTTGCCCGGTGCGCCTACTGCGTCAATTGGTGCACACATAGCAATACCTGTACCGCGAGTAGCGGCAGCAACACCATGACCAGAAATACCTGTAAAGGTAGAACCTGTACCAAGGGTTACGGCAAAAGTTTGTGAACCGTAAAGGTCACCTGCGGTTACAGACGCATCGGCCTGAACCTCAAATACCTGCCGTGAATCATCCAGTACCTGTGCATATGCATCAGTTGCTGAAGTTCCTGAAGGCCAGTAGTTGTTAAATTTTTGTTCGCCATTTGCTACATACCGACAACCCATAAATACGCCTTGGGCTACTTCTGTAGCAGTGGTAATAACTTCCAGATTTCCTGCATTAATACGGACAAGGTCGCCAGTAAAAATATTTGCAGCGTAACCTGAAGCAATAGGATACTCATTAGTAGCCTGATTGTTAGGTGTACCGCCGCGTTTGCGGGAGGGACGGAAGCCAAACAATGCTTTAGTTGAAGTCATTTGTTTTTCTCCTGTTTAAAAAAAATTGCACTTACCAAGTTCCGTCCCTCGTATCATTTAGTCTTGAAAACGAGGGGTTCGTCCCTTAGTAACACTTGATTTACTACTATTTCTAATTGGCATACGAGAATCATTAGAACCCATAAGTTGTTGATTAACTGCATCAACCATCTCATGGCTTTTATTCTCATAGTACCTTGTACGGCTGTCTACTTTTGCCTGTGGCATTTTCGCTAGGGCCAAGTCTCCACGACAGACTGCTCCCTCATACCGTCCATTATCTTTCACGAAAGATGTGTGCTGCATCTCAGGAACTTCAGATACGTTTACAAATTGCCAGCCTTCTTGTACTTTCTTACCGACATTTTTGTAATCGTCTTGCCCTCGTAAATTAATACGAACCCAACGAAGAGCCATCCCTTCATTTGCAAAACGAATCTGAACATCTTGAGGAATATCAAGAACACTAGGCTCTTTATATTCTTCGTACTGTTCCCTTGTATTAAGTTCACGAGACTCTGCACTACGTGATTGTGTGTTATTACGTGCCATTTTATTTTCCTCCACGCTGTTATTTATTACCAAAAACTGAAGTATACTCACCATCGGCATTACCGACTTTTAATTTTTCAGCGGCGTATTGTTCCAATGATATTCCCCACTTATCTGCTAGTCGCAAGTCTTCCTTAGAAAGTTTAACTTTACGTCCACTACCAGAGGACTGGGATGATGAAGTGCGTGATGCTCCACCGACCACTTGGGCAGGAGGTGACGCTTCCTGCTGGCGATTAGGTGTTCCTCCAAACCGTTCTGGAAATTTGGAACGTAGTCTTGCATCTATCTCTTGATAGAAATCTTCATCGGTTGGGTCATAACCTTCTGCTTTCAACTCTGCATCTGTTTCCAAAGCTAGAGTAGTCATTACATTGTCTTGACCAAACCAAGGGTTTTTACCTGCCCACTCAACTGCAAGCTTATCATACTGAGGTGATTGCTGTTGTGTAGGCTGTGAAGTCTGCTGTACTTGTTGTTCCGCTGCAGGTCGATACTGCTGCTTAGTAATTTTAAGAGTAGATGCATCTGATTGTGCATTACTCAAATATTCCTGCGCCTGAACAATACGGTCAGTATCTCCTGATTCAAGTGCTTGTTTATAAGCATCTCTTGCCATTGTAATACGACTTTGAATTTGCTGTTCAGCAGCTTCAAAATTCTTTTCAACAGAAGTACTAATCTCTTGTTGCTGGTTTTTCAACCGTTCTTCAAGTTCCTGTTGTCTAGCCATTAGGCTACTAATTTGTTCTTCTCGTTCTTTCTTTTGACGAACAAGTTGACGAATCCGCTTTTGTGCGCCAGACTGAGGCTCTTCTGAAACAGCTTCTTCTTTAGGTGCTTCATCTACCTGATTGGCTTCTACTTCTATTTTTAATTCTTGAGGTTGTGTTTCTTCACCCTCAATCTCAATTTCAATCTTGTCTTCTACTTCTTCACTTGTATTAGATGTAATCGTATTCCATTCTTCGTTGTCCGCAGACATATGTTTCTCCTTTTAACGTCAATTGCGATATGACGAGTAACGCAGTTGATTGTTGACCAATCACCGATTAATTAATATAATACATTATATACTATATTTATACAATACCTTGAACTTAAATTTTAATTAGAAAGATTAAAAGTAGGGTCAAGTTCTTTAGGGTCTTCAACTACCATAGAAATCTGGTCATCCATAAGTAGAATAAGACGTATACCTTTGTAAAAAAACTTTTGTCCAGAATGTTTACCATAACAGACATAGTCACCTTCTTTACACCACGCACCATTTGGAAAACGGTTAGTATCGTTATATGCGTCTTTACCTACTGCAAGTACCTTACCTACTGTAGTTAGATACGCAATATCATTTTTAGTTGAATCTGGTAGAATGATACCACCTTTTGTTTCTGCCTTAACGGAGACAGGCCGTATAAGAATGTGATAGCCCGGAATTACTGGTAGTACTTCAGGGTCCGCAACTTCTTCGTTAGAAGCCCACGTATCATTCATAATTGCCATACTTACTGCTTGCATTTATTCTTCATCCTCTTCATAGATTACTTTATTAACTAAGTTCTTAATTTCTACTTTGGCCCATTCAAGTCCTGAAATACGACCAACAGTATTCATATAAGAATGATAGTCTGAAGCACTTCCAGATGCAAGCGAATTTTTTAATATGTCTATTTCTTTTTGTAGATTATGCTGGATTTCTTCCCAAAGCATTACTTAGCCTTCTGTGAACTAAGAAGAAGTTTGGTAATCATGTTGGCAACTTCTTTGTTCTCCATCATTTTATTACCTTCTTCTGATTTCACCATATCAGACAAGACCTTAACTGCTTCAACTGCAGCTTTTGAATTCCTATCCTTTTCTTTTTCTTCTGCCTTGAGAGTATTCTCTGCACCAATCTTAAAGGCATCAAGAGCAATCTTCTGTTCTTTAAGGTCAAGGTCACGATTCTTCAATGCACCTTCTGTTGCTTCTTTAGCAAGCTGTACCTGTATTTTTTCCCTTTCAATCTCAAGACGTTGTGCTTCCATCTGAACCATTGCCTGTTCAGGTGAAGGACCACCCTGTGCTGCAGCTTGGTTGGCTTGCATTATTTGCTGTGCAGCCGCTACCATTATCTGTTCAATAACCTGTGGGTTCTCAGCGTTAGGGTCACCTGCTGGAGCCTCAGACATCATTTGCCGTGTCATACCATTAATTTGTTCTTGGTACTTCATTACTACGTGTTCTTGAATATTAGCCTGTAGTACAGGGGAAACACGTTGCATAATAGGATTAGCACCATTAGCAGGGTCTTGTAGGAACATCTGTTTAATCTGAATATGAGCATCGTGGTTCTGTCCTGCAAAGGCTTTGATAGGCAACCCTTTAGTTGCTGCTTCAATGTCTGTTACAGGGTCAAGAGGATATGCCTGTGCCTTCTTAGGTAGTATCTTATCCAGATTAGGAATGTTAGCCGCATTCAAAAGAGTACGGTTTAGTTCTTCCATATTAAACATTCCCGGAGGAGATGTCTGTGCCAACTGCATTGCCATCTGGGTCATCATTAGACGATGGGCAGAAGACGGAATGTTAGGGTCACTGACAGGAATAACATCTATACGACCATCAAAGTCCTGACGCATAATGGTTTCACTAACACCCGGAACGTCATATGGGTATTCATTAGGTAGGCTTTCATAGTTAATACGTGCAAGGATTTTAAACTCATCACGCTGTGACTTGTGTAGCCGTTTATGAATAGCAGAGAAGAACTTACTAGAAGCTTCAAGCAATGCCATAGTAGTACCTACTGGTCCATTACCAGAACCTTCGGTAATTACCTGTTCTGTTGTATCAGCAAACTTTTGACCTGCTGCTGCAGTAAACTGCATCATCTGGAATAAAGTACCTGATGGTTCCTTATAAGGTAGTGGGATAATAGAACGAGACAAGTCCATACCTGTTGCTTCTACTTCTTTAAACTCTCCCGGTGCAATAGGGTCATTATCTCCTACAATACGTACACCTTTAGCTTTAAATCCACCCGGAAGATTAGCAAACTGTCCTGCGTCAATAAGGCTACGCATAGCTGCAGTGGCAGACATAGTAAGGTTACCAAGGAAGTGAATAAGTCCAAGACCATAGAAACCAAAGCCCGGAACAAAACGATAGTGAGTAAAGAACATTTTCTTTTCTTTAGTCTTATCATCTTCTTTCCAGTTACGGCGAATAGATATTACTTTCTGTGATTGTGTTTCTACTGTTACAATATAAGGACAAGCAGTATCATACTCTTCTTCTAGTTCCAAGTAACAGTGCTGCTCAAGTAGTTCGTACTGTGGGTCAAGGTCAGAAGAAGGAGACAAACCAAGAACTGTGTCCATCTTTTCCGTAAGAGATGATTGTTCTGGATGGTAAGCCTCTGGTAGTTCCATATCTGAATACATACCTGCACTAATTGCTTTAGCCATATCTACAGGACTGCGAAATAGTACGTGGGTAAATCGGTCAGCAGTACGTAGGCTTGACGCATAGTAAGAAACATAGAACTGGTCAATAGGTACAAACTCACTTACTGCACGTTTCAATGTGGCATCATAGTAAAGCTTTTTGAAAGCGGAACCAATCAACGGCAAATGAAACAGCATACGCTCGAACTCTTCAAAATATTCTGGCATTTGCTCAGTCAGTTGATAGTTCATAAAGTTTTGTACACGGTTCGCTTGCCGTTGACGGTCCTCTGTTGCATCACCAAGGACTTGGGTTTTCACCGGACCGCTGGAAGGAAATAGTTCTTGGGATGCGCGAGACTGGAACTTGACTGCTGATTCAATCAAGAGTGGGTGTACAGCAGTTGCTGCACCTTCAAAGGGTTCTGTGGTTTCTTCTAGTTTAAGTCCAAGCAAATCAAACCCACGTTCAAACATGGATTCCCACTCAGAACGTGATGCCTTATCTGCTTCAAACTTATCAATAACTTCTTGACCAATACCAAGTAGTTGGTCTTCATCTAAAAGGTCAGCAAGGTTTTCATAAAAAGAACCTTCTTCACCATACTCCATTACCTCTACTTCGACACCATCAAAGATACCATCGTCCATAGAAAACTCTACTTCTACTTCCCCTGTGTCAGGGTCAACTTCGTAGCTTACTGATTCACTTTCAGGTGTGTTAAATTGAATAATGTTAGTATCTTCTGACATAACATCATTAGGATTTTTTTCAATAGCCATTTATTTGTAACTTTCCAGCAGTTAATTAATATTTAATTAATATATTATATATTTAAGTTCTCCAATATGCAACCCTTCTTTTACTCTTATATGGTACATCGTCTTCCCAACTAGGGTCTTCTGGGTGAATAAGATTCCAACTATCTTTCATATAATGAATAGCCATAGTCATACAGTCTACTTGGTCATCATGTGAGCCATTAGGGAAAGCCATACATTCTGAATACAAATCATCTGACCACACTTTATCTGAAGGAACCCACACACGCCCCGATTCCATCATAGGGGTAGAAGAGTAGACACGAGATATCTTATCCCTGTCTGGTAAGTAGTCTAACACTGGTAGCCCTGCTTTACGCATATCCTGAATCAAAGACTGACCAGAAGCTTTCTTTTCAATAATACATACATCTGGTCTGTAATCTGCAAACAGTTCTTGTGCCTTACGTCTTAGTTCTGGATATTCAAATCTACCTCTTGTATTACCTAATAATATAAGATTAGAAATATACTTTTCAACTCCATACTCATCTTCTTCTACAGAATTAAATATACCCCATGTTTGTATTACACTATAGTCAGCAGTACGTGCAGTACTAAAAGCAGTATCATATGTTTGTATTATAAACTCACAGGCAGGAGGTTCGTCATCATCCCACCATTGAAACCATTTCTTTTTAATAATACCACCATCATCTGGTGAAGGGTCTTGCATATACAGAGCATTCCAGTATCTACTACCGTTAGCCCCTCTAATTTCCTGCTCATCTATTTTTAATAGTTCATCTGGTTTCCATTCTGGAAAGTAAGAAGTTCCTTCTGGTAAACCTAACAACTCCGCTGCTTCTTCGTTTAGCCAAGCAGGAATACTAATTACTTCCCAAGGATAGGATGTAGTTTCTGTATTAGCTTCTTGCTTTAACAACCAACCACATAAATCATCATAGTGGTATCTAGTATTAATAATAATAATTGCACCATTAGGCATGATACGAGTTCTAAGACCTGCAGGCCACCACTGTTTAATATATCTTCTACCTGCTTCTGAGATGGCATCTTCTTCAGACATAACATCATCTAGTAGGGCTACGTGTGCGCCACGACCTGCCACCTGACTTCGTACACCTGCAGCATAGTAGGAACCATTCTTATTGGTCTTCCACTTACCTGCGGCCTTTACATCACTCCTTAAACTAATATCTGTAAATATCCGCTGGAACCTAGCGGTTCCGACTACGTCACGTACTGTACGTCCAAAATCACTAGCAAGCTGTTCTGAGTGAGACAAAGACATAATCTCATGGTTACCATTATTACCTATGTACCACGCAGGAAATAACTTACTACATATAACAGACTTAGAAGAACGAGGTGGTAAGAATACCATCAATCGTTTAACATCACCATCTACTACTCCTTGTAACTTTTCACATAGTAACTCAATATGCTTACCCATATGAAAGTCAGACACAAGAGTAGGTGCAAATATCTTTACAAAGGTAAGGAAGTCTGTCCTTGCTCTGATGTTGGCATAGTCCTCTAGCCTACTCTTTAGTTCTATGTGATTAGAAATTTCTTGTATGTCTTCTGGTACATTGTCTAACATTAAGTAGATAGTCCTTCTGGCTTACTGCATTTAAAATCAAAGACAACTACAGGTGGTGTTTCTTCAGCACCTGTAAAGTCTTTCATCATCTCTGATATCCTTGCCTTACATTCTACTTTTGTTTCGTAAGGACCTTTTGTATCTCTTAATTCTACACATTCTCTATTCAATAGACAAACTAAAATCACTGCTTCAAACATATTACTATTCCTTTTATAATAAGTGTGACATTTATGTAACACCTGTAATGAAATCATTATTACTTTTTAGAAATTGTATTATAACATATTGCATAACTATAAAAAATATGTTATTTTCTATCTAGTCCCGCCGGGGTAAATATATCCCCCCGACACACCTGCTTAGTGTTCCTAATAGACATCAGAGACAGTAGGGGTATTTAGTTATTAGAGATAAATTATACTATATTATAACTACTAATAACATTACT